CCTACGCCTGTAATACTAAAGTTTGCATCCCCAGAAATATTCGGGGTAGTTGTCTGTCATGTTCCTGTAGCAGAAGTAGGTGTAACCACTTGCAGTAGCTGTGTGCTTACTTGTCCATGAGCAATTAGACTTGTAACACCGTCTTCAACTACGAGACATGACGCAGTAACTGAAACAGAGCCCAAAGAACTGGTCGAGGAAAGACCTGTAACAGCCACAGGGGCTTCCTGCCCCCATGCTCCGTCACCCCATGTTGATCTTCCCCAACCAGTTACGTTAGCCATGAGGGGCTCCTCTACGCAATACGAATAATAGCGTTAGAAGCGTCTGCTGTTGGGAACTGAATTGTAAAAGTACCTGCTGTTGATGTTTTATCACCACCAAAATCTAGTGCGGCTACTGCGGCATTTGTAGCAGATGAGTTGTAAATCAACGCGCCACGAGCAGTGATTGTAGCTGTTGTAAAGCTAAGATCCGCAAAGTCGGTGATTGCAGTTGTACCATCTGTTGTAGGTGTCACATTTGTAAGCGTACCACCGCCTGTAGCATATGTTCCGCTAGAGGCAACTTCACCAGTTGTGGTGAAAGCGGTTGTAGACGCGCCTAATGTAGCTGTTGTGCTAGACTTACCGCCGCTAGCAATAGCATACAAAGCAAGTTTAAAAGTGTTACCTGTAGAGGTAGTGAAGTCGTGTGTACCTGTAAGAAGCTGTTGCTTAAATGAGGTGCACATTGCTTGAGTAATAGCCATTTCTATATTCTCCTTACAAGGTCAGCCATTTCTTCCTGTCCGGCTTTCGCCATCCTGTTAGCGATTGTACCACGTTCTTCTCTTCTTGCCAATTCAATGTAATGATATAGCACTTGACGGATATTATTTTGAAAGGCTTCAGCTTGTTCCTTTATCGCAGGCGGGGCAGTGTCAGAAACACGGATGATTCTATCCATAGCTAAATTCACTACTTGCTCAGTAGAAAGACCTCCTTCATCGGAAGTCATAACATTAACGCTTGTAACGTTTATTTCTGTTGGAAAACTAATCATTTTCACCCTCTATACCAAATGTTTTTATGGGAGCGTCTTCCCCGTGCATTTCCTGTAATATTTTACATAAAGCTTCTGCGTCCTCGTATGTGTGATATTGCACGTTGCAGTTTCCTGCAAAAATGGTCCGCCCCTCGTGCATGTCACTGCTGAAGTGCATTAAGTGTGAAGGAAATACCAAAAGATCCCCTTTTGACACAACAACCTGCATTTTCTCCCCTACACCGCTATGATAGAAAGTTAAAGAGGTAGGCTTCTTGATGTCAGCGTACAAACAAAAAGATACGCCATTTATATGTTCCCCGTGACAATGAGGGGCAACAATACTCTCTTCTCTGTACTTAGCTATCCAAGCATCCGCCATATTTATGATATACGAAGGGTATCCACACTTGTTTTTATGAGAGCTATATTCATAAGCAACTTTACCTATAGCCTCATAAACCCAATCGACCGCCTCTCTTATTTCTGGCTCTGAGTGCATGTACCATCCTGTGCGTCGGGTACGTATTAAGTTATCGGCTAATTGTTCCTGATTTTTTAAAATCAAGCTTTCTGCATGTGTATTTATGTTCTCACAAACACTTTCGGGGGCCTTTATTAAATGAACAATATCTATACTAGGTATTTCAAATTTACCTATACAAAGATTCCCGTCTGTAGAAAATGTTTCCCCGTTCATATTTACCTCCAGAAATTAAAAGGACATTTAGACTGTTTAGCAGGTTTTTTCCTGTCCCACATGCGAAAAGTAAGCTTTTTTGAGCCCAGCCTTTGAATAGAATAGTATTCGTCTACCGAAACTAAATGATGTTTTACTTTAAATCTTTCCTCAGAATTAGGGATGATATGCACCATCGGCGTATCGTATCGTATGAGTATTTCTTTCCTACGAATTTCATCTCTTCTAAAAAACAGATTTAAATTTATACCGTGCGCTCTGTATAGGTTCAATATTCCCGGAGGAGCATATACATCAGAATGTTGGGAAAGAGTATTCCACAAAGCACTTATATACAAAAATGAAATATCTTTAGAGCTTTTAACAACCCACGGAGGAGATAGCTTTAATTGTAAAAAATGCCTGTCTTGTACAAACCCCTCAAACTGTGTAGGTGAATGATGCTCTATTTCAGATTCATAGTCAGCAAAAACTGCTCTATCCTCCTCTACAGCCTGAAGTGAAGATAAGGACAAATTAAAATCCGCCCACATAGGTAAAACTAAGCTCTTCTTATATAGCTCCGTAAACCCAAAACAAGTTTTCATATTCTTGCTATCTGGGTCTGGATCTTTTTCGTTGTAGGGAAGATTTTTCCACCATTCTGGGTACGATTCTACACCACTTTTCAGGCGGGCGTATTCATATATCTCAGGTCTACATGTGTAACAGTCTAAGGTAATCATTTTTTAGGGCTTTCGTATGTAACCCCCTCAATGTCATGCTTACCTATCAAAACAGGCTCTCTACCATCTAAAGCTTCCGGGCTTGTTAGCTCCTCTTTGGTAGCTTCACCTAACTCACTTTTCTTTCCAATTATGAGATTGCCGTCTTCTACTCTTTGAACTAGAGGGTCATCAAGACGATGATAGCCATACAGCTTTTCATCTTCAGGCACGTTCATGTCCAGTAACCCTGAGTTAGGGGCCACCTCTATTTTAATTCCTCTAGCAAGACCTATTGCACACCAAAACTCTACGCAGGCGCGACCCGCTTCTGCAAAGTGAAGGTTTTTCCTGTAGCTAAAGTCTATTCCGTACACGCAAATAGTGCTGACCTTTTTGTGTATGGCGTACGCTATTGCGTACGCTACGGTATTATTGAAATAGCTGAACGTAATGTCCTTTATAACCGCCTCTAAAGGATATTCTACGATTTCTGGAACGCGATCATCCAAACAACAGGAATAGATAGGGCCTTTATTAGGCGTCTCTAACAAGAAAGTCTGAGCGTTACCCGTTTGCTTGCCTGCTTTAATGTCATCCAAGAACCGTGAAGCGGGGTCCATCATAAAGGTTCGGTCCACGTGGAACACGGCACCAATGCTATTGATGCCCCAAACCTCATCAAAATGTGTGGAATTTATTCGTGCTAAAACATAGTCTGAGAAACTTCCGCCCAGACCAACAATGGCAACCTTCTTGCCTTTTAAACTTTTCTGTAACATGTTTGCCCCTTACATAAGTTTAAGTTTTTCTAACTCTGACCAATCCTTCTCTATATGCGTCGGTGTTTTCTACGCCCTCTCCGTAGTTCTTCAGCCTGCCAATAGATTCTACAAATCTACGCTCATATAGCTGAAGCAAGTCCTGCTCGCCTTTCATAAAGGTATATGCTTCTACCAAACATCCGTACAACAAGCAATCGGGTGCATTTTCTCCCAACCAAGACGTCCCCGCAGAACCTGTAATAGAGGCGGGGCGATAGAAATAGTGAAGCTCTACCGCATAGTTACTATCAGGGGTAGGCGCTACAATAAAGTTGTCTATATCGTACAGACCGTAATATTTTGGTGTACCTGTCACAGTTGGATCAGGAGTATAGGACTGTAGGAAATTAACGTCTTTCATCAAGAGAAACTCTGACCCGCCGCTGGCGTTTGTCAAAGCCAGAGAAAAGGAAGCCAAGTAATCAGAGGGTACGTTCAGGTATTTATTACCTGAAGTGAAGTTCGCCGTAACATTTTTTCTAAAATAATCTAGATCAACAAGCCGTAAGATACGATCTTCTGCATTCTGAATTAAATTATCCAGATTGTTTACAAAAGTAGTTTCGGAGTTCTCTGTGAAATCCTGAATAGCTTGTTTCAAAGTTGTTAAATTATATGCCATAGCTTACCACCTACGTGATTGTAACAGAAACAACGCCCGCTGTACTCTGTAAAACAGGAAGTGGGGTATACTGTAGTGTTTCTAAATTAAAAACGGGAAGCTGTATAGTCTGAGAGATGATATTACTGGAGTCTGGCCTAGCGTTCTGTAACGCCTGCGGGTCGGAAGTTTGTCTTACAGGCTCAAGTTGAGGATGTTTTGGCTCAAATTCATCTGGTCCTACAGCCGCGCCTGTCCATTCTATTTTCATATCCTTGTAAGGATAACGAAAACCAGACCTGTCAGATATGAAATAAGAATGCTTCCCAGACGCATATCGTGCCATTTAACTTACTCTTAAATATTGGTATTGAGGCGTCACATTAAATGACGACCGATCCCTATCCTCTGTACGCGCTCTTTCAAACTCTTCTTCATAAATAGCTTTGAGCATCTGTATTCTTTCAGGAGCTCTTTTCATAGCTATGTAATAAGCCAGCCCTGCGGCTAAACATGGATAAAATCTAAAGGGCATGTCCATTGTGTTTGTTAAATCATCTGCATCGTCCATACGAACCAAAGCATCGTACACAATTGTATCGGAAGAATTGTCAGGAGTTGTGTAAAGATAAAGCTCTGGAGTTACTTGACGATCTAAAAAGAACTGGCTAGGTCTGCCTGTCGTAGCTTTGTTTGGTATTGTTAGATAACCGTCTCTGCTCAATCTGCTTAAAGTAATGTCTGAGCCACTACGCCTACAAACGGCAGACAAGATGTCTATTACATCATTGCCCAAAGAGTACGAGCTTGTACCCGAAGTCAAAGCCTGAGTACGTTGTTTGATGGTCCATTGATTTAAACCACGGTTTGCCCAATCTGCTAGAAGCAGATTGAGCGACCGTTTTGCGGTTCGAGCATCGTATCCCGTCTTAAATTCGAGCCCGCACCGTTCATAAGCTTCTTCGATGTAATCATCTACTTGAAGCTCAAAGTTTTTTGACCCAGAGGTTGTCATTACTTTTTAACCTTACCACCACGCATCATTTTCTTAGCTTTAGCCATACCGCCACCGCGCATCATAACAGGCTTCTTTTTTGCCGCCTTTGCCGCACCGCCACGCATCATTTTCTTAGCTTTAGCCATACCGCC